GAAGGACGCTATATGGGCGTCCCTTCTGTGTTTCTGCGTACATTTGGTTGTAACTTTAAATGTGCTGGCTTTGGTATGCCACGTGGCGACGCAAGCGAAGAAGCAAATGATATTGCTGTTCAGCACAATTTAAAACCTTATAAAAAATATGAAGACTTACCTTTGGTTTCTACAGGTTGTGATAGTTACGCTAGTTGGCATCCTGACTTTAAAGAACTTAGTCCAATGCTCACATCAGACGCAATCGCCGATAGAATCGCGGAAATTATTCCGTTCCACGAATGGCGGGACGAGCATCTAGTTATTACAGGTGGTGAACCTTTACTAGGTTGGCAACGTGCTTACCCAGACTTGTTGGATCACCCTAAGATGAAGGGCTTAAAAGAGATTACGTTTGAAACAAATGGTACTCAAAAGCTAACACAAGATTTTAAAAACTATCTAGGCGTGTGGAAAGGACTTCCAAGGCAGAAACGTGAAATTACATTTAGCGTAAGTGCTAAACTTCCATGTAGTGGTGAGAAGTGGGAAGAAGCTATTCTTCCAGAAGTAGTTTGCGAGTATGAAGAAGTTGGCACAGCCTACTTGAAGTTTGTTATTGCTACAGACCAAGACTTTGAAGATGCTAAATGCGCCATTGCCGCATATCGTAAAGCAGGATTTAAAGGGCATGTATACCTAATGCCAGTAGGTGGCGTAGAAAGTGTATATGCTTTGAATAATCGTCGTGTAGCGGATCTAGCGATGAAAGAAGGGCTACGATATAGCGACAGATTACAAGTGCCGTTATTTAAAAATGAGTGGGGAACTTAATGATAAAGAATTTCTTTAAAAAGATTACTGGATTACAAGCATTAGAAGATGCTAAAGCCAAATCTGAACGTGCGGCAGTATATGCCAAAGAATTAGAAGACCTTGCTATTAAATCTGCGGCTGAGGCTAAAGAAGCAGAACGGATTGCTAAACTTACTCCAAAAGAACGTGCCACGGCACAGAAAGAACCTTGGGTCGCTGTATTGGATACCAAAGTCAATCCAGATAATGTGCGTAATGGCTTTTTTGAACTTGACTGGAACGAACTCTTTATAGTACAATTAAAAGAAGCAGGATACGGTTATGACGGTGATCCTGATGAAGAGATTGTAGATCGTTGGTTTAGAGATTTGGCTGGCAATATGTTAGCAGAAGCGGGCGAAGATCCACAACGTCATACAGCAGGATTTATCAATGTAGTACCACTAAGTGGCAATAAGTCAGAGGTAAGTTAATGGAAATTTTTAGAATCAAAAGTCAGCATCCTAAAACGGAATATGCTCCTAGCTGGAATTTTCCAGTAGGTGTTGCTGGCTGGAATGATTCTAAAAAAGTAGATATTATTCGTAATTGGCTACTTGACAAAGAACAATGGTTCATTGAAAATTACCCAGTTAGACACGACGGCAAAACTGGGTTAGGCAACGATAGCGTTACTGCTAGACACGGCTCTTATAACCTATTTCATTTTACAAACGAATTACCAGAACTTAACGACTGGCTAAAGTTTGCCCAATGTGCTTACTTAGATTTTGTATCACAAGACTTGTCTAGTGTACAGGACTTGTATATATTTTCTTGGTACAATGTTGCTCGTAACGGTGACAGCATCGGAGAACATGCTCATGGCGCAGATGCTAGTTCGTACCTAAGTGGAAATATGCACTTTGACGATTACGACACTATTAACTCATATATGTCACCGTTTGATGCTAGAAGCCAGCTATCTTTTAAAAACTTTAAAGGCGGATTAACATACTTCCCAAGTTGTCTGCCGCATAACAGTGATGTATACACTGGTACTCCCCCAAGAGTCAGTATTGCGTTTGATTTGCGAATCTCTGAAAATCAGTACATTAGCAATCCGCAAGCTACTCTGTTTATGAACACTGAAATTTTCCAAACTTTACTTAAAGAAAAAAATGACTTACATACTAGTTGATACAGCAAACACATTCTTTCGTGCTAGACACGTAGTACAAGGTTCTAGTGATATTAAACTAGGGATGGCATTTCATATTACTTTTAATAGTATTAAGAAAGCATGGAATGACTTTGAAGGTAAACATGTTGTATTCTGCTTAGAAGGTCGGTCGTGGCGTAAGGACTTTTATACTCCGTACAAGGCCAATCGTGCGGCTACCCGAGCGGCGCTTACACAAAAAGAACAAGAAGAAGATAAATTGTTTTGGGAGGCATTTGATGAATTTAAAAAGTTCATTGAAGAAAAAACAAACTGCACTGTATTACAACACCCTCGATTAGAAGCAGATGATTTGATTGCTGGCTTTATTCAAAGCCATCCTAATGATGATCATGTTATTATCTCGACAGATAGCGACTTCCATCAGTTGCTAGCATCTAATGTAAGACAGTTTAACGGTGTTAACGAAGAAACACATACACTAGAAGGTATCTTTGATAAAAAAGGCAAACTAGTGTTAGACAAGAAAACTGGAGAACCTAAAACTGTTAATCCAGAATGGCTGTTATTTGAAAAATGTGTGCGTGGTGATTCTAGCGATAATGTCTTTAGTGCTTATCCAGGTGTGCGTACTAAAGGTAGTAAAAATAAAGTAGGTCTTACAGAAGCGTTTGAAGATCGAAACAGCAAAGGATTCTCGTGGAACAATCTCATGTTGCAGAGATGGGTTGACCATAATGGTGTCGAACATCGAGTTCTTGAAGATTATGAGCGTAACAAACATATCATCGACTTAACTGCTCAACCTGCTGACATTAAACAATGTATTAAAGAAACAATCAGCGCCGGTGCTGTTGCTAAAACAGTTGACCAGGTTGGTATACGTATGCTAAAATTTTGTAATGCTTGGGATATGAAAAAGATTGCGGACAATATTCAATCATATGCCGAACCATTCCAAGCAAAGTATCCTACTACTAAATCAGCAGTTAATTTATTTGAAAGCACAACATAAGAAAGGCTAACATGGCAACTAAAGAAGAAAAACAAGAACTCATGGATATTCTAAAGTTCACACCTTGTACCTATACAATACAAATGTGGGGTTATGGTGGTGAATATGTTATGGGCACTGTGGAACGTAAAATTTACGACTACTTTAAACAACGTAGACTTAGTTTAAGCGACTATGCGTGGGATAGTGATTACGCAGATGAACACAACATTCCAGAAGAAATGCAACCGTTTCCGCCAGGTAGCTGGTATGAATGCGATGACATGGCACATGTTAGCGGTGTTGATCGTAATGCCGGAACATTACAGATTTGCGATGAAAATGGTAATACAGTTTACGAACGTAGTTTGGAAGATATGGACGGTTATAGTGATGACAGTCCAGAGATCGGTGGCGGGGATGAAGCATGGATCGACAGTAAAGATCCTGGTACCGTAGTGTTCATCGGTGTTAGCAACGAAAAAGGCACGTTCTTTGAAAGTGAAATTGAGTTAACTGCGCCGTTTGACGTAACCAAACTTTGTATTAGCTATGACGACGTTGATGGTAACGAGATTGTTAGTATGATTTCATATGACGGTGACGATCTCGACAACAACGGTGGTAGCACTAATGGCAAAAGTTCCGACTTTGGATTTTACATTGCCGGATCACAAAAGGACGGCAAGTGGGAACGTTACAAAGACATGGACGATATCGTTTATGATTTAACTGAGTGGTTCCCATCAACAATTAATCCAGTACGTGACGGCAAGTACGAAGCAGAAATTGAATCTGGACACCAGTATCAAGTACTGTGGACTGGCGACACTTGGGTCAACGATTGGAACAACGAGCAAGTAGTAATTAAAAAATGGCGAGGTATTGCCACTGACCCAGATAAGGAATAAGAACATATGACAGAGATACACGCAAAGCCAATTGTAGATGGCAAGTTTTGGATTGTAGAAAAAGACGGCAATAAAATTGCCACACTACATAAAAAAGAAAATAACAAATTTGTTTTGAGTAGTGTTAACGGTGAAGTAATGTTTAATAAAAAAGATGACCTTACAAAACAATTTGGTAAGGAATTCTTTTTAACTAGTGACAAGATTAAAGTTACAACATTAGAACCTAAAGAATGTCACGGCTATCCAACTAGTTGTAAACCATACAATGCTATGTATGATGTACAACGTAAACTACCATTGTTCACTAAGAGTAATGCTAGTAAGAGTTTATATTGTGCCGGTTATTATGTAATTAAATTTGACAAAGGTTGGGTTAAAAGTTTTTGTCCAAAAGCTATTACCATCGAACGATATCCAAATAAAGGACCGTTCAAATCTGAACTAGAAATGAAAAGTGTGCTGACAAATGCAAAATCAGATTAATCTTACCCCTATAACTCAATTAGTACAACAAATACGGTCAGCTGAATTAAGCCAGGCCAAAAATATAACTATTGATATACAAAAAGCTAGGTTGTTAGCTCTTGCTCTTACTGAAATACAAGATAAGCTGTTACAAGACTACGAAACCATGTTTAACCAACTTAAAAACACACTTGAACCGGATGTAGTTAGTGTATCAATGGATGGTGGCGGGTTCGAAGAACCTAAGTAAAAGATAAATATATACGTAGTTAATTGTTGGATACGTATATATGAGTCGACCTAAACCAAAGATATTATTAGAAAGCGTTAATAAGAAAACATATAAGGCAGAGCAGATCCTCGAAGCTGAGGCAATCTGGGCTGTCTTTTATAAGAACGAACCATTTAACTTAAAAAGCTTCAACAGTCTTACAAGTTATCCCGGACCTAAATACAAAAAAGTGTCATTTAGCAATCCTGGACACGCACATAACTTAGCTAAAAAATTAAACCTTACATTTGGTACAGAAGACTTTCAAGTTGTTAAGTTGACTTCTGGCACCATTGTAAAATGATAGACAGAGATACTCTAACTAAAATCTTTCTCCAACAATGGGGCAAGACTACTGATGACGCTAACCTAAGCATGTATTCTAGGACATGGTGGCAATCAAACAGAGCAAATAAACAAAATGCGTTTAGATTGAGTGACAAAGGTTACGAGTTCCTAGTTGGCGAACTTGAACTTAAAGAATACGAAATCCCATTTACTGAACCAATTGAGCTTAGTCCACAAACTATCATCTTTTTGGAACGGTACATTGACTGCCCCTACTACTTAACTACCCAAAGTATCACAGTTTTTTCCGAAAAAAAGAGCTTTGAGCTGTACTTATTTTCCGACGACATTCGAAAGTTTGGCTTAATTAAAGCTATGAATGAGCGCCAAAAAGACTTAGAGGACAAAGAAAACAGTTGACATAGTGCTAGGAATGCCGTATAATACATACATACAGCGTTAGATCACAACAACTTTTACTTTTAAGTTAGGAAATGAAATGGCAGAAATTATTTCTCGCACAGTAGGCCCAAAAGGCGCAAAAGCATCTTTGCGTAAGGCATTTAAAAACAAGCGTCCAATCTTCCTTTGGGGTCCTCCAGGAATTGGCAAATCAGATATTATCAAACAGTTAGGTACAGAACTTGACGCACATGTGATCGACGTTCGTTTGTCACTGTGGGAACCTACCGACATTAAAGGTATTCCATATTTTGATTCAAACTCAAATACAATGGTTTGGGCACCTCCTAGCGAATTGCCAAGCAAAGACTTTGCTAAAAATCACAAACAAATTATCCTGTTTATGGATGAAATGAACTCTGCGGCGCCTAGTGTACAGGCGGCGGCGTATCAACTAGTTTTGAATCGTAAAGTTGGCACTTATGAGTTGCCAGATAACGTAGTAATGGTTGCCGCTGGTAACCGTGAAACTGACAAAGGTGTTACATATCGTATGCCTGCTCCGTTGGCTAACCGCTTTGTTCACTTGGAAATGACAGTGGATTGGGACGACTACTTTGAGTGGGCGGCTGAAAACAAGATCCATAAAGACGTTGTGGGCTTTTTGACTTTCTCTAAGAAAGACTTGTACGACTTTGATCCAAAGTCTAGCTCACGTGCCTTTGCTACTCCACGTAGCTGGTCATTTGTTAGCGAATTGCTACATGACGATGACACTAGTGTTGACACACTTACTGACTTGGTTTCAGGTTCAGTAGGCGAAGGTCTTGCTGTTAAGTTTATGGCGCATCGTAAGATTTCTAGCAAAATGCCTAACCCAGCTGACATCCTTAGCGGCAAGGTTACAAAAATGGAGTCTAAAGAGATTTCGGCAATGTACTCGCTTACTGTGTCATTGTGCTACGAATTGAAAGACTCTTGCGATAAGAAAGCTAAAGATTGGAACAAACAAGTTAACCACTTCTTTAAGTTTATGATGTCTAACTTTGAAACAGAGTTGGTTATTATGGGCACTAAGTTGGCGTTGTCTACTTACAAGTTGCCGTTGGATCCAGACGAAATTGAATGTTTCGATGACTTCCACGCTAAGTTTGGTAAGTACATTGCGGCGGCTACTGAGAAGTAATTTGGCATAGTATCAATTGACAGGACCCGCGGGTCCTGTTATAATATATACATAGAGTAAACAAACGGAGCAACAATGTCACATTTAGATCCAATTATTGATAAAATTATTGTAGCACGAGTAGGCTTGCTACTGCGCCATCCATTCTTTGGTAATATGGCAACTCGTTTACAAATTAAAGACGGCAGTGATTGGTGTGCTACTGCCGCAACAGACGGACGTACTATTTTCTTCAATCGTGAATTTTTTGCTCCGTTGAGTGTTAAACAAATTGAGTTTGTTATTGCTCACGAAATTCTTCATAATGTATTTGACCATATGGGTCGTAATGAAGGACGTGATCGCAAAATCTTTAACATTGCCGCTGACTATTGTGTAAACGGACAATTAGTTCGTGACCGCATCGGTGAACACGTTATCGAAGGTATCCAAATTTTCCATGATTCTAAATACTATGGATGGGGTGCTGAACAAGTTTACGACGACATCTATAATAAGATGGACGATGAACAATTGGCTGCTCTTGGTCAGTTGCTTGACGATCACGTTGACTGGGGTGATAAGGATAGTAACGGTAACAGCAACAAGCCGTCTTACACTAAAGAAGAACTTAAACAAATCCGCGATGAAATTCGTGAAGCTACAATGGCGGCGGCACAAGCCGCAGGTGCCGGTAATGTACCAGCTAACGTACAGCGAATGATCAAAGAACTTACTGAAAGTAAAATGAACTGGCGTGAAATTTTGCGTCAACAAATCCAAAGTACAATTAAAAATGATTATTCGTTTATGCGACCTAACCGTAAGGGTTGGCACATGAATGCTATCTTGCCAGGTACTAACTTTGATGAAACAATTGACATTTGCGTTTCAATTGATATGTCAGGTTCTATTGGAGACCAACAAGCTAAAGATTTCTTATCAGAAATCAAAGGCATTATGCAAGAGTACAAAGACTTTAACATTAAATTGTGGTGCTTTGATACACGAGTGTACAACGAAGCCGACTTTAACGGTTATACCGCAGACGAATTTGATGACTACGAAGTGCGTGGCGGTGGTGGTACTGAGTTTGATGTGAACTGGGATTACATGAAAGAGCATGACATTCAACCTAAAAAGTTTATCATGTTCACAGACGGATATCCTTGGGGCTCATGGGGTGATGAAAACTACTGCGATACATTGTTTATTATTCACGGTAACGATACTATTGTTCCACCATTCGGTGAATATGCGTATTACGAAGAAGCAAAACAAGCGGCTTAATTATGGCATTAAAAAACGGCAAGCCCAACCCGTTGAATTATTACGACATTCGGAGGGTGGAGTTTGCCGCTCCACACTTTAAATATACTGTAATAGAAAAATATAACCCCACTCTTATGAAGGGGTTAGATTCGTGGATTCGACACAATCTAAACAATAGATACTACATAGGACAAGGTATAACCCTCGATCCTACAAATACTATCGTATATACTACTCGAATTGGATTTGAAAGCGAGAAGGAGCTCAGTTTCTTCACAATTGCCTGTCCACATTTACAATCGAGATAAATTATATACGTGCTTTCCAAAGGAGATATTATGACTGAACAAGTACAACAACCGCAAGAAGAACAAAAGGCCCCAGAAGCGCAAGCTGAAGGCGCAGAATTAAACATTCAAGATTTAAACGCAATGAAAGTAATCATTGACATTGCTAGCTCACGTGGCGCATTTAAGCCAAATGAAATGGCAGTAGTTGGACAAACATATAACAAACTAACAACATTCTTAGATCAAGTTGCTAAACAAGCAGAAGCATCTAAGGCAGGAGCATAATATGCAATCATTAAAACACGTAGGTAGAATGAAAACTACTGGTAAAAAAGTACTAGTAGCATACCGTACTCTACCAGGTGATGCTTATAGCGCACTAGTAATTCCAACAGAGAATATGCCAGATCAATTGCACAATGCTATTATTAACTTAGTAGAAAGTCCGGCTGCTCAAGAATCATACGAATTTGCTGAAGCATTGGATCGTACACAGTTTCCAGACGGAAGCCGTATGTTGCCAAACTTACATCAAAATGGCAGACTAATCAAAGTTGATACTAGCCAAGTAGAAATGACTCCTACTATTGGAGTATCAATTCTTCTTTCAGAACTTAATCAAATTATTGCCGAACAGCGTGGTATTGCTGTAGATGGCTTATCAATTAGTCCTCGTGAAAACGATACTGCTATTGATCGAGAAATTCCTGCTGTGCCAGATGACGTTGCTAAAACAACATCAACTAGTGTAACAGAAAATTCTCCAGTAGTTGCTCCAGCTGGTACTCCAGAAGATCAAGCTAAATTTTATCGCTCGCAAGCAGACAAATTAGCAAAAGAAGCTGCAGCAATGCGCCGATTGGCTGAGGAGTTGGTTCCGACCAAAAAAGCTAAGTGACAACAAAAGGGAAAGCTCTTCCCAAAGAAGTCATTGATCGTTGGCCTGAGGTATTCGGAGAAGTAAAACTTAACGTGTTACCTCTTAGGTACCTTGAAGCGGTAATTATTACATTTCACGATGGCAAAATTTGGGAAATAAAAGTAACAACAAAGACTAAAAGTAGTGGATGGGACGTCTTCGAAAAAAACCTATCCGAGCTGTTTAGATCCTACGAAAAAAAGATCGACAATATTGATTTTAAACTTGATACTGAAAAAGTTAAAAAAGATATTGAGCGTGGAACCCAACGTTTTTTAAAGAAAAGAAAACTGTAAATGAATGTTAAATTAATATCGTTTAGCGAAGCTAGCAAAGAAATGATTGACGAAGGTATTGATAATGCCCAAGAATTGATTGCGTTCTGCGCTAGAGTTAGTAATCCTGCTAATCAACTTAATACTGAAACTAGTGAAAAACTTATTCGTTATCTAGTAAAACACAAGCACTGGAGTCCTTTGGAAATGGTTAGTGCTTGTTTAGAAATTACGACAACGAGAGATATTGCTAGACAAATTCTTAGACATAGAAGTTTCAGTTTTCAAGAGTTTAGTCAGCGTTACGCAGATCCAACAGCAGAACTTGACGAAGCATTTGTATTACGTGAAGCACGATTCCAAGATACAAAGAATAGACAGAATAGTGTAGAGCTAGATCTTTCTAACGATGAGCAACGGAATCTTGCTTACGAATGGGAACGTGCTCAGAAGCGTGTACTGTTTAGTGTTAAGCAAGAATACCAATGGGCTATTAAAAACGGTATTGCCAAGGAGCAAGCACGAGCAGTATTGCCAGAAGGCCTTACTGTAAGTCGCTTGTACATGAACGGTACATTACGTAGTTGGATTCACTTTATTGAATTGCGTAGTGCTAA